AGCCAGACGAGGGCACGCACCAGTTGCGACTAGTGTGCCCGCCAAACGGCGATCCATTCTTTGAGGCATATTACCACTACGGCATGGGTGCCGAAGGTAAGACTACTGTCCTCAGCCCACGCACTAATGGCGATCCCGATCCCATTGCAGAGTGGGGAACTAGTCTTTGGAACGAAGGCACTGACGGCTCTAAGGAAGCAGCAAAACGCTTCTGGCCTAAGATGCGAGTGTTCGCTCCCATCGTCGTCCGTGGCGAAGAGGACAAAGGCGTTCGCTGGTGGGGCTTTTCCCGCACCACCTACCAAGCACTACTTGATGTAGTTCTTGACCCCGAGTACGGGGACATTACCGATACCGAAAAGGGTACGGACATTCGCATTGACTACGGCAAGAAGTCGGGTCAATCATTCCCAACGACTGATGTGCGCCCTATGCGCCGCACCTCACCCTTGGCGAAGACCGAAGAAGAAGTCAACACTCTTCTTGAAACTATCAAACCCGCTGCGGATGTTTTTGATGTCGCTACTTACGACGCTTGCCAAAAGGTTCTTAATGATACCTTGGGCGAGTCCGACACCGAGACTACAACTACCTCGGAGTCTACTCGTTATAGCAATAACACCCCAGCCCAAAAGGATACGGGCATCGAAGGTGTTCAGGACATTGAGTCAGCGTTTAACGATTTGCTGTCATAGTTGACCAGCACCCGCAGGGGGGCACGGGGTTACAGGTGCCCCTCCCTATGGAAATGGAGTTTAAATGGCTAAAGCGGCTCAAGCTAGCCTTGTAAATGATTTGCGCAACGAATTAAACAAGGCAGCTAAAGAAAATATTGCGTATGATTTACACGGGGACAACCCCACGGATGTAAAGACTTGGATTTCAACCGGCTCAACGCTTTTGGATTATATTATTTCCAACCGCCGAGACGGCGGGATCCCTGTTGGCAAACTTACCACGATTGCTGGTGAGTCTGCTAGTGGCAAGAGTCTTGTTGTGACTCAGATTCTAGCGAACACACAAAAGATGGGAGGCGTTGCTGTTTATATTGACACAGAGAACGCAGCCTCCCCAGATTTTATGGAACAGCTAGGGCTTGATACAAAGAACAACTTTATGTATGTTCAACCTGGCACGATTGAGGAGGTGTTTGAGACCATTGAACGCCTCATCGGTCTCATCAGAGAGAAGGCTCCTGATAAGCTGGTCTGTATTGTGTGGGACAGCGTTGCTGGAACTCCAGTCAAGGCTGAGATTGAAGGAGACTATGACCCCAACAGCCGTATCGGACTAACTGCCAAGGCATTAGCCAAGGGTATGCGGAAAGTAACGGAGACACTCGGCAAGGCTCAGATCGCTATGGTTTTCACTAACCAGTTGAAGACTAACATCGGCGTGATGTTCGGGGACAACCGAGTGGAGCCAGGCGGTAAGGCTTTGCCCTACCACGCTTCCAGCCGTATCTGGCTGACCCAACACAAGGGCAAAGCTAACGGTCAGATTCTAAACGAGAAGAAGCAGGTCATTGGTTTCCATACCAGTGCCAAGACGATGAAGTCTCGCTTCGGACCATCACCAAGGAGTTGTCAGTTCGATGTACTGTTTGACCTTGCTAACGACCGTGTTGGCGTTGATGATGAAAGTTCCTGGCTTAGTGCTATCGCTGGCACGCCTGGCTGTATTCGCAGCGGCGCTTGGTATACTATCAATGTTGACGGCGAAGATAAAAAGTTCCAAAGTAAAGACTTTCCAAAGCTCTTAGAAGATAAGAAGTTTAAGGAAAGAGTTCTTGACATCCTAGAGGATGAGTGTAGAATAGGTAAGAAGTAGAGATACTACTCTTACGGAGACCCCATGAAAAGATTGCTTATCATTGATGGACAAAATATGTTCATCCGTAACTATGTCATGTCCCCTCAGTTGGATATCAACGGAAATCCAATTGGGGGGCTGACTGGCTTTATGCGCTCGCTTCAAAAGGAAGTACGGCGTGCCAAGCCTGACCGGGTTGTTGTTTGCTGGGAAGGTCCAGGCGGCTCACAGGCTCGCCGAGAGAAGAATAAAAACTATAAAGTCGGACGCAAAGCTCCCAAGCTTAACCGAGAGTATGAGTTTGCTACACCTGAAGCCGAGCGTGAAAACAAATACGATCAGCTTGTGAGATTGACAGAGTACCTAGAACAACTCCCCATTCTTCAGATGTCCTTGGAGAGTGTTGAGGCGGATGATATTATCGCCTGGCTGTGTCATTGTAACGAGTACGACGAGTGGCAAAAGGTTATTATCTCGAATGATCAAGATTTTTTACAGTTGTGCGATGATAAAACTGTTTTGTTACGTCCTGGCAAGAATGAGCAAGTCCTTAATAAAAATAAGGTGCTTGAGGAATATGGTATACATCCTCGTAACTTTGCCTGGGCACGAGCAGTTGTTGGAGATAAATCTGACAATTTAGAAGGGGTTAGAGGACTGGGCTTAAAGACAATGGCTAAAAGATTTCCCTTCCTTTCGGAAAATAAGGACTATGGTCTTGAGGATATTTTAACGCACGCAGAAAATAATAAAAATAAAGTCCAGGCTTTTCAAAAAGTTCTTGAAAGTAAAGAAATTATTGCTTCAAATTATGATATTATGCAGCTATATACCACTGTCATATCACCGCAAGGAGTCCGCAAATTAAAATATGCAATTGAGAATGACGGGGTTGATCTCAATCGCACCAAAATTAGGACAATGCTCCTCAAAGATGGGATTGGCACTTTAAATATTGACGAGCTTATGTTAATGCTCAACTCTCACAGAAAATAAACGAGAGTTGCCCTTCACATTTTCCGCATTTAGGTTATAGTAAGGAGTAAGGAATTCAAATGCCCGAACAACAGCACGATACATTCAGCAAGTTCGGAAAATCCTTCCAAGAAAAATTAGTAAAGACCATCCTCTTTGATCGTAATTTTGCGAATCAAATGGAGGAGGTTCTAGACACCAGTTATCTAGAGTTGAAATACCTTCAAGTTTTTGTGGACCTGATGTTCCAGCACAAGCAGTCCTACCCGCATCCAACCTATGAAGCAATGGTTTCAGTTGTGCGGACACAGACCGAAGATTACTCAGATAGTATTATTAAACAGGTCATCGAGTTTATGGCTCGCATCAAGAGCAATGCCATCGGTGATGACGACGAAGAGTATGTAAAAGAGAAGTCCCTAGACTTTTGTAAGAAGCAGAAACTAAAAGAAGCTATTCTTAAGTCTGTGGACCTACTTCAGTCCCAGAGCTTTGATCAGATCCAAAAGGTCATCAATGAAGCGATGAACCTTGGCGCTGATAACGACCACGGGCACGACTACCATGAAGATGTTCTTGACCGCTTTGAGATGAAGATGCGCAATCCTGTCTCTACCCACTGGGACGAGATTGATGATATCACAAAAGGCGGACTAGGCAAACGAGAACTTGGTGTTGTAGTTGCACCAACTGGTGCAGGCAAGTCTATGGCTCTTGCTCATCTCGGTGCAATGGCAGTTGTTAAGGGCAAGACGGTAGTCCACTACACACTAGAACTAGCCGATACCGTTGTGGGCCAACGCTACGATTCCTGCATCACAGGCATCGAGCTAACGAGCTTAATGTCTATGAAGGATTCTATTGTTGAGGCAGTAGCACTTATCCCTGGGCAACTCATTATCAAGGAGTACCCTACTAAGTCAGCCTCTACCCGCACAATCTTAACGCACCTAGAGAAACTAAAACAGAAGGGAGTTAACCCCGATATGATTATCGTGGACTACGCTGACCTTTTGAAGCCAACGGCAAGCGGATTCAAGACCCAGGAACTCCGACATAGCCTCGGCAACACCTATGAAGAATTGCGAGCCATCGGTCAGGTTTGGGATATTCCAGTGTGGACAGCATCCCAGACTAACCGCAGCGGATTAAACGCCGAGGTCATCACGATGGAAGCTATCAGTGAAGCATTTAGTAAGTGCTTTGTGGCTGACTTTATCTGTTCTATCTCCCGCACGGTTGAGGATAAGACTGAGAACAAAGGTCGTATGTTCGTAGCCAAAAACCGTAACGGTGTTGACGGTATTGTCTACCCAATGGAGATTGATACCTCTAGGGTTCACATGCGAGTTCTTCCGCCTGATGAGCATTCAACAATTGATGCTGTGGTGATGAAGACCAAGCAGGAACAAGACGAACACCTTCGCCAGAAGTATAAGAAGTTCAAGGCGACCCGAGACAAAAAAGCAGAAGACGCCCGACAAAAAGCGGACGATAAAAAAAAACAGAATGAAGACCAAAAAAGTCTTAAACAAGGTTTACGAGATTTAAAGCAAAAGATTGAAAAGGAGCAAGCAGCATCATGAGCGACACAGACTTATCAACGGAAATCCTATCGGACATCACAGTATATATGAAGTATGCTAGATATCTTCCGGAAAAGAACCGCCGTGAAACTTGGGACGAACTCGTCGCTCGTAACATGGAAATGCATATGAAAAAGTATCCTAATCTCAAACAAGAGATTAAGGATAACTATCAGTATGTTTATGACAAGAAAGTGCTTCCCTCGATGCGCTCCATGCAATTTGCAGGCAAGCCAATTGAGATCTCGCCCAATCGTGTATTCAACTGCGCTTATGCTCCCGTAGATGATTGGCGTGTGTTCGGCGAGATTATGTTTTTGCTGCTCGGCGGAACTGGTGTGGGCTACTCTGTCCAACAGCATCACGTTGATGACCTGCCCGAGATTCGTAAACCTAACCCAGAAAGAACCCGGAGGTATTTAGTAAATGATAGTATTGAAGGATGGGCTGATGCCGTCAAGTATCTTATCCGCAGCTACTTCTTTGGTGGCTCTAAGTTACGATTTGATTATAGCGATATTCGCCCTAAGGGTGCTCGCCTTGTAACCTCGGGTGGCAAAGCCCCAGGACCCCAGCCCCTCAAGGAGTGCCTTGTGAAGGTGGAGGGCGTCCTCAATGAAAGGAACGACGGCGAATGCTTGTCCGCTATTGAGGTTCACGACATTGTATGTCACATTGCCGACGCTGTTCTGGCTGGTGGTATCCGTCGTGCTGCTTTAATCTCTTTGTTCTCAGCAAGTGACAATGAAATGATTGCCTGCAAGGCTGGCAACTGGTGGGAGACCAACCCACAGCGTGGACGAGCCAACAACTCGGCTGTACTTTTGCGGCACAAGGTCACAAAAGAATTCTTCTTAGACTTATGGAAACGAGTAGAAGCATCCAATGCTGGCGAGCCTGGGATTTATCTATCCAACGATAAGGATTGGGGAACCAACCCGTGCTGCGAGATTGGACTTAGACCCTTCCAGTTCTGTAATCTGACCGAAGTAAACGTCAGCAACATCACAGGACAACACGACTTGGAACAGCGGGTTAGGGCTGCCACTTTCATTGGCACGCTCCAAGCAGGTTACACAGACTTTCATTACCTACGTCCAGTATGGCAACGAACTACCGAGAAGGATGCACTCATCGGGGTGTCTATGACAGGCATCGCTTCGGGTCGAGTGCTCCAAGACGACATTAGTTTGACGGATGCAGCGAACGTAGTAAAAGAAGAAAACGCTCGTGTAGCAGGAGCCATTGGCATCAACGAAGCCGCACGCACAACTTGCGTAAAGCCCGCCGGAACTACCAGTTTGGCACTGGGAACCTCCAGTGGTATCCACGCCTGGCACAACGATTATTATATCCGCCGAATTAGAGTTGGCAAAAATGAGCCAATTTATTGGCACCTAGCAATTCACCACCCTGAACTGGTAGAAGACGAGTACTTCCGCCCCCACGATACAGCCGTCATCTCAGTGCCTCAACGAGCACCCGAAGGTTCTATCCTGCGTGATGAGAGTGCGTTCCAACTTTTGCGGCGGGTAAAGAAAATTA